TTTTTTTGTGATGATCACCTTCTATGAATTCAGGCCAAACGTGTTTTACAAAAGAAAGGAAATCAGATTTGACTTTGTTTTCAGTTTTTTTCTGAGAGAGTTTTATGGCGTACTTCATAAACTCTTTTTTTACATCTGGTGGTAGCTTATCTATTACTTCTTGTTTCATAAAAATTTTTGCAGAATTTTTTTAGACTTCTGTTTTTCCCTCATTTAGTTTTTATAGCTGATCTATCTCTAAATCAAGGTATATAGGGTATGTCTTGGGACCCCTGTTTGACTTAGGGAGGGTGGGCCCGTTAGTTAGCAAGCATAATCGCAAATCGTTAGGGACCCCTCTAGGGAGGGTGGGCCCGCCAGTTGGCAAGCTGTAAATTGTGGCAAGATTGTGGTAGGCCCCCGGCAGGGGGCCGACCCATATTGGACACATAGTCTATTGACTATATGGGAAAATATGTCAGTCCAATAAAGTCATATATGCTTTCGGATTCATCTTACTAAACTTCGTTAAACCCTCCTGCATTAAATCGTATTCCTCCATTTCCTCAAACTTCTTAACCATTGTATATACAATGTATTCATCTCTCGTTAACATCTCCGATTGTCCGGAGTATGGGTTAGTTGCTTTTATTTTATTCTCGTTCATATTTTCCTTTCTGTTATACCTGGGATAATATGTTATTTATTATATCTTGTCAAGTCTATTTTATTTAACCTTTCCTGTCTTTTCTTTTCGCGTTTATCTTTTCGGTCTACATAAATAGTTAAACCTCCCACAAATAAACATACTAATATAATTAATGTTAGTTCCATTTTAATCTAAAATGTCCAGTCGCGGTTCGGTATCCGTCTGCATCTAAATCATAATACGTTATGCACGGATTATTCTTTTTAGATAAGAAGGTTCGACAATCGTTTGTCCATTTCCCTTTTCTAGTTATAAAAGCCTTATGCTTTTTAGCAAAGTAAGTAATATAGAATTGTTTATCTTTTATCATTCTCTAACTCCTTAATTCTTTGCTCTAGTTTTAATAATCTTGTAGCCAACAAATTTAGATTGTCTGTGTTTGTTTCCACAATCTTACCTAGCTTCATTAAGTTGTTGCCAGTTGTCACGTGCATGTCCATGCCCTTGATAACTGCCTCTTGTATTTTATTAATCATATTTTCCTTTCTGTTGTTTATGTATGGGATATTATAAGATATCCCATACATTGTCAAGCCCTTAATTTGAGCTTATTTGTTTTATTTTAGAAGTGTCAATAATCCAGGCAATACCAATTTTTTTAGTTGTATTGTCTAATTGTTGTATTAGCTCTTCAGGCGTTCCGCTTTCCATAACTTGATCTATTGCTTTGGTCTTTAAGTCTTCAAGTTGTTTGAGCTTCAGTCCTTCAGGTCTTCTTCTTATTTCACGATCAACCAAATCACGTGCCCAGTCCTTCAGTTGCTCTTCGCAATCGGACAGCGATAAGTCTTTTTGATCTTCAAATCTATAAGAGTTGTATTCTTTTTTCTTGCTCTCATCTTGATTTGCCTTTTTCTTAAAGAAGGTTCGAGCTTTATCTTGAACCGCCTTCAGTGTAGCTTCGGCCTTTCTAAACTCATTTAAGATTTTATCAGCGCCCATTTTCTTTGCTAACTTACCGACTATCTTTTGAGTTGCTTCAGCTCTATATTGTTTTACCAACAATTCCTGCTCTTCAATTAAAGGGTTAAAGTTTCTTCGCACCTTCGACTTGAAGTGATCGAGTTGATACTTTGTCATTGTTTTTGGCATATTATCCTTTCTGTTATTTTTATTTTATATACTACTTGACAAATCATGTCAATGGGATTATATATTATTTTATGGCTCCTGGGTCATGAGCCATGATAATAACTGACCCCTTGAGCCCTGGTCTATTGACACTCGTCCGTGAGTTATATGAAACGGAGTGCGGTTAACTAGTTAACTTCAATGGACCTGGGGTCAAGCACAGAGTTAATTACTCTTAAGCCCTGGTGCACCGGTAAACAATTGCCGCTGGGCTTCAGTGTGTTTGGCCACTTTAGAATCATTCTAAAGAGGCCGCAGGCTTGACAGGCCGCAAGCCGCAAGCTAGTATGGGAAAATAACAGAAAGGATTTATGAAAGTAAAAGAAGCAAAACAAATTACCGGATCGATGACAAGAACCAGCAAGATGCCTGGCCTATCTTACAGTCTGCCTGCATGGGAGTGTAAGACCGGAGCAAAACTTGCAAAGATTAAAGGCAGCGTTTGCAATGGCTGCTATGCCATGAAAGGTAATTATACCAGATACCCTGCAATTAAGGCTGCGCAATATGTAAGACTGAAAGCAATCAACAGCCCACTATGGGTTGAAGCGATGGTAGCACAAATTAAAAATCAAAAATATTTTAGATGGCATGATGCCGGAGACATACAGAGCGAAGAACACCTGCTCAAGATCTTTGAAGTCTGCAAGCGTACACCAAAGACTAAACACTGGATTCCGACGCGTGAAGCGCAATTTTTAAAATTAGTTTCCCCTGAAGAGGTCCCAGATAATCTAATTATCAGGATGTCTTCACATATGGTTGATCAGTCCCCGGTTACTTTCTGGCCCTGGACGTCAACGGTGAAAAATGGGAGCGGGACTTGTCCCGCTCCGAAGCAGGGTGGCAAGTGTGGTAGCTGTCGTAGCTGCTGGGACAGAAAGATTTCAAACGTAGAATATGCCAAACATTAAAGACTCAAGACTCATAGAGATTCTGCACAATGAATGGTGCGCGGCCAATGGCTATCCAGTCCGCAAGCGCACAAGCTTCAAGCCTGGAAGGCCGCAAGTGGAAAGGAGCAGCAATGGAATTCAAACACCCAAGCTATTACAAAAAATTAAAACAAGAGCGTAAGGCCGCAAGGGCACAAGCCAACAAGTCGGCAAGCGCACAAGCCGATCAGCTGAACGCGGACAACTCTGAACGATTCGTTAAGGGCGCAAGGTCTCAAGCGTCAAAGGGAACGTCGAGCAATAAGCGTTGAAGGTGCTCCCAATTGTTGTTTGTGAGGGAAGGTGTCTCTCTGTGATCTGACAGAAGACCGTGGATCGATTTACTCTCATAAAGTTTTATGACTCCAAGAGAGGTGTCTTGGAGTAGGATGAAATTACGCTTTGTCCTGGTCATATGAAATAGTTTTTGATGTGGTGAGAACGATACTTTTTTACCCTTTGTAACTTTAAGCTCAACCATAAAAAATCCGCACATATCATGGTAACCAAGCAAATCAGGTACACCAAAAGATGCCCAAGATTCTAGTCTAGTCCAACTTATTTTGGGGGTATTTTTCTTGAGAGAATGCCATAGTTTCGACTCGGCTTTCATCGTACACACCTTTAATAATTTCCTTTGCAACAATGGTTGCAGGATCAATAGATTTGTCTGAACTTGTGCCAGCCAAACTTAATATAAACATAATAGTCTTCATAAATTGACTTGTACGCTAGAGTACGATATATGTCAATAATGGGTTTACCTAGACAATTAACAGAAAAACAAATGAAGTTTGCAGAGCTTTTGGTTTACAACGAAGGCAGAAAGAGTGCATCAGAATGTGCTTATGAAGCTGGATACAAAACAAGACCAAGACAGGCTGCATCAGAACTTCGTAATCCTAGAATTAGTCCTCTTGTTGTTAAATACATTGGAGAGTTAAGACAAGAGATTCAAGAAAAGTATGACATAGATTTGGGCAGACATTTAAGTGAGCTGGCTAAATTAAGAAATGACGCTATGGCAAAAGGAGCTTGGTCGGCAGCCATAAATGCAGAGGTAGCACGTGGTAAAGCTGGTGGGCTTTACATAGATCAAAAACTTATATTGTCTGGTAATCTGGATAATATGTCAGAGAAAGAACTTGAAGCCAAGATGGCTAAAATTCTTGATGATCATAAAGGTTTGATTAATGTTAGTCCAGAAGAGTCACGACAAGAATCAAAAACAGAACAGCTCCCTGTATCCGATTAAACATCTCGTTTATCTCTACCCAAATTCTTTTTACGAACGCTAACGTCCTTTTTATTATTTCCATATTTTACTCCTTGTGAGTCAGGCCCTTTTACAGGTGGTATAGCCTTCCATTTTACATAAGGCATATTCTTCGTCAAGGACTTATTCTTCATAATATTATAGCGCCTACAACAAAACCCAACATAAAACATACTATTTCTCTACGATAGTATAGGTGCCATACGTGGAACTTATCTATATATTTTTTCATGTTTCTATCTTCTCCATTTTTTTTATTATTGATCTAGGAAAACAATTACGATCAGAGAACACAGCAGACTCTGTGTCGTAAGATGCAAATGTCCATACGTGATTCTTATCTTTATCAAATATGTATGCCTGTGAAATCATAACTGCTGGTCTTAACTTTTTCATTTCATCCATATCTGCATGG